CTGAGGTAACCGAGGCGATTATCCGTGTCGTCACTGCCTATGAACCTGAAGCGACGATGGCATTGAGCCCAAAGCCAAGCCATTTGCTGTCCGTCCTACTGGAGGCCAGCCGGCGTGCTGTTGAGACCGCCGCTCCGCTGATACTGATGGGCGAAGCGACGGTCCTTTGTGCAGGCTGCAGAGGGTTCGGGCACTGTGACGGCCGCGAACCAGGCTGTGACTGTACTTGCGGCTTTTCCCCAGACTGGGCCGATGGAATGAACGGCGACGAACTGCTGGCATTTCTCGCCGCCCGGCTGGACGAGGACGCGGTGGCGGCGACACGGTCCCAGTCCCTGCGAGATAAACTTAATGATCCGCGTCGGCGAATTGACCCCGCTATCCGTAATGGCGCCGAGTACATCTGGCGTGAAGCGGCAGTTGACCCGGAGCGCATGCTCCGCGAGGTCGACGCCAAGCGGGCGATCCTGGACCGTCATCGGAACTGTGACGAATGCCCCTGTGACGATGTGCGGGATGTGGCGTCCGTCTACCGTGGCCACCCGGACTTCGATTCAGGATGGCTGCCCCGGCGCCCCGCCGTGACCGGGTGACCACCATCGTCGGTTACGGTTGTGCCTGCGGATTTGAAGTTGCCTTTACGAGAGTGCCCGCCGGCAGGCCGGGCGGTACAAGTTGTCTGCCATCCATGTGGGCCGCCGTGACGGGGTTCTACGCGGCCCCGCGCCACCAGGACCAGGACGAGCTATGACCATCCCGGTCGGCTGCTTCTGCGCTTACACATGGCACCCGGCGCGTGACGGCCGGGTTGTGCGCAATGGCCCGAACGCAAGCTGTCGTGCCGACCACGCGAAGGTTGACGATGCCATGCCCGAACCGGAGTCCGGTGACGAACCGCAGGTCATCGTGGCAACGCCAGATGATTACCTGCTGGTTGTAACGGTTGAGCACAATGGCCGTGCCGACCTGCGCACAAGCCTCCCCTTGGAGCAGGTCATCCGGTTCCTGCACCGGTACGCCGATGACCTTGAGCGCGGCAATTATGGCCCCGGCGCTATTGGCGGCTCACTATGACCGTTTGCACCACACCGCGCCACGCGGAGCACAACGAGCCGCCCGAGACCGAGCCCCACAGCTTCCTGTGCCGGCCGTGCCGTGCGGGCCTGTCCGCGGACCTGCGCCGCCTCCCCGCGCTGCACGCCGACCTGGAGAACATCCCCGCGACCAGCGGCGGCGACGGGACGGGGCTGCCGTTCTCCGAGCCCGCAGCCGACTGCCGGTTGCAAATCAGGCATGACCTGCGCTGGTGGTTCCACGAGATCAGGGAAGAACGCGGCATGGACTCCCCGCCAGCGTACGAGTACGACGCGCTGACGGGCGATGAGCAAGCCGTCATGACCTTCATGTGCGGGTGGCTGCACGCGCAGGTGACGTGGTGCTCGTTCCGGGACTGGGCGCCGGACATGGCGGGTGCGATCGGCGCGGACCGGGCCCGCGCGGTGGCGCTGCTGGACCCGTGGGTGACGAAGCGGTTCGAGATCCCGGGGCCGGACGGGGCGTGCCTGGACTGCGATCAGGGGCGGATGTGGGTGACGGTGTACGTGTACGCGGCGGACCACCGCAAGTCGTTCATCGGGTGCACCGAGTGCGGGGCGCGGTGGGAGTTCGGTGGTGCGTGGCTGCCGTTCGTCCGCCAGGTGATCCGCCGGCGGAACCTGGCGGCAGCGGGATGAGCGGCCAGAAGCCCATCACCACGGTCCGCTTCCCGCCGTCGCTGGCGCTCGCCGCACGCCGCATGGCCGATCGGGACGGCATGTCACTCAGTGCCTGGATTCGCAGGCTCATCGACCAGGAAATCGGGCGCCGGGATGGCATCTGTCCCACCTGTGGACAGCGCACCCACCCGGCGTAATCATGCGCAAGAATTGCCCGCGTGGATGCGTGGGCCAGCGCTCGTGACCTTGCCCGGTTGTACAACGTCAGCCGTGGCTCGATCCACCGATGGGCAAGCGAGGACGGGTGGCGGCGCAAGGGCACCCGGCCGAAGGTGTACGCGTGGGACGACGCGCAAGCCTCGTGGGAGCGCCGGCACCAGGGCGACCACCAGCACTACGCCGCGAAACCAGGCGAGTAACACGCGCCCGATGGGGTGGCGCAACGCTCTAAGCATGTGCGAAGCTAGCGAGCGTCATAGTCCCCAGAAATGTGCCCTCAGCGCTTGCTGGGGCTTTCCCATGTGAGGGGCCTGACATGACCTGGTCGAACGGCAACAGCTTCAACGGGAACAGCAGCTTCTTCGCCGCCGCAGTGGATGACCCGGAGATCCGCAGCCTGCCGTTGCTGTTCCGGTACGGCATCCCCGGATTTCCAGGCTGGCTGGCGGCCACCATGCTGAACGGCCTGTGAGATTCCGTAACCTGCCCGAGCGCCGTCACTGCCAGGGCGGCGAGTTACCCGCGTTCCATGACCGGAGGTGACCGTGCTCGGCGCCGTCACCAACCGGCAGCTGCAGCAGCAGCTCGACCTCATCGCCCAGCAGCTCGCCGTCCTCACCTCGCAGATTGGCCGCATCATGACCGCACAGGATGACATCAACGCCGCAGACGCCGCGATCGAGGGCGAACTGGCCGACTCGGCCACCAGGGACGCGGCGATCCTCGCGGCGCAGGAGAAGCTCCTGGCCACCATCGCCGGCCTCCAGAGCGCAGGCGTGAGCACCACCCAGCTGGTCGCTGACACCGCCGCGCTGCTGCAGGCGCAGGGCACCGACGACGCGACCGTGGCCGCGCTCACCGCAGCCGCTGGCTGACTGAAGCGCCGCCGTGGCCGCACTGGGGGACGTGGTGCTGTACACCCTCGACGGCACCGACGCCGCGAAGATCAACGCCTGGCGGTCCAACTTCCGGGCGCACAACGCCGCCTTCGCCGGGCACAAGCACCCGCACGAGCCCGGCAGCCCCGGCGCCACCGGCCATGTCGCGCACACCGGCCTGGACGCCGCCGCCGGGCAGGAACTCCCCGCGCATGTCACCCGCACCGCTGCCGGGAACCGGCTGAACCTGCGGGTGATGCTCGACGGCAACGACACCTACTGGGCGACAGGCGTGCCGCACGGCAGCGGTCCTGCGTGCTGGCGCGAACGCCGGCAGGAGGGCTGACCCATGCCGCGCTGGCTGATCTGGCTGATCGCCCTGCTGGTGATCCTGGTCATCATCGTGATCCTGGTCGAGCACTTCCACGTCGCGGCGCACTGACATGACCACGTTGCGGGATTACCAGCGGTGGGCGCGCAAAGGCTCAACCTCAGCTAGAGGGTATGACCACAAGCACCAGGCCGAGCGGAAACGGCGGCTGGCACGGTGGCGCCCGGGTGACCCGTGCGTGCGCTGCGGCCTGCCGATGATGGGCCCTCCTGTGCTAATCGACCTGGGCCACACCGACGACCGCACCGGGTACACGGGACTGGAGCACCGCGCGTGCAACCGCGCTGACGGTGCCATCCGCGGCAACAGGATGCGCAAGACGGTGACCACGGCATGGCGCAGTTCACGCGCATGGTGACACCGGATGCGCCCTTGAGCTGCGGCCCTGTCGTAGGCCAGCTTGTTCATGCTTCCTCACCTGACGGGCCCGTCGCTTACCGCTGCGCTGAGGTCACGCATGATGGTCACGGGCACTGGTCCTACCTGCTGATACCCGTGACCGGTGCACAGGATGGCGCCGTGGACGGCAACGGGTGAGTGCACAGGACGGTCACTACATGCGCCGCCCGGTGCGCGCCAACCCTGACACAGGATGGTCTGTCACCTGCTCATGCGGGTGGTCAGCCATGGTCAAGGGCAACAAGCTGCGCGCAAGGAACGCATGGATGGTGCACGCGGATGGTGTCACGCATGGTGACCAGTGCACTGGATGGCACAGTGGACGGCCCACGGTTGATGGTCACTGACCGTCACGATGGTCTGGGCTGACCACCCGCACCATCCAGCCATCCACCATGGTCAAACCGGACATTCTAGCGTTGTGCCTGGTCAGACGGATCGCCCGCTCAGACAGAGGGTGCCTCGCGACCCCGCAGCCTTGACGCATACATTCAGCAGCCCGGGTGACGTCACGGAGGGTGATTTTGTGGCGGATTCCGGTTCGGTGCGCACGCGGCGTTACCGCCTTCACCAGGCAGGCGATCACTCTCTGTGCAAGCAGTGCGCGGCCCTCCGCGAGCCTTCAGGGCCGGTCACGCCTGCTGAGCTGGGCGCACCGGCTGCTGAGCTGCGGGAGCTGGCGGCGCGGCTGGCGGGGGCACACCGGGCGGATCCGGGGAATGCGCTGCTGGGACGTGAGCTGCGGCTGACGTTGCAGGCGCTGATGGGCGGTGAGCAGGCCGATGGTGAGCTTGCAGCCCTCTTCGCGGAACTTGGCGCGTCCTAGGTTCGCGACTCCTGCCACGCCCGGGCGGCCGAATCTGGCGGCGGGGATCGCGAAGGTTGCGGTGCTGCTGGGGTTCGGCACCCCGCTCGGGCCCGGGCTGATGCCGTGGCAGCACGAGTGGAACGCGCTGGTGACGGAGCTGGGCCCGGATGGGCGCCTGGTGTACCGGCAGGGCGTGCTGGAGGTGATGCGGCAGCAGGGCAAGACGGTGGACCTGCTGTCGATGATGGTGACGCGGGGGCTGCGGCGCCCGGGGACGCAGATCGCCTACGCGGCGCAGACGCGCCTGGATGCGCGTAAGCGGCTGCTGGATTCGTGGTGGCCGCGGATTAAGCGGTCCAGGCTGGGTCCTCCGCTGATTGACGTGCGGCGCGGTTCGGGCAGTGAGGCGCTGCTGTTCCAGAACGGGTCGATGCTGGCGCTGATTTCGGGGACGGAGACGTCGGGGCACGGCGACAGCCTGGACCTGGCGGTGATCGATGAGGCGTGGGCGCATCAGGACGATCATGTTGAGCAGGCGGTGCGGCCGACGCTGATGACGACGGCCGGGCAGTTGCTGGTGGTGTCGGCGGCGGGGACGGAGAAGTCGCCGTATTTCCGGGCGAAGGTCGAGGACGGCCGGGCGCGGGCTGAGATGGGCGTGACGGACACGGCCTGCTACGTGGGCTATTCGTTCGCCGACGACGAGGACCCGGCGGACCCGGCGACGTGGCGGCGCCGGATGCCCGCTTTGGGGATCACGGTGACCGAGGAGACGGTGCAGGCGGACCTGGAGTTGATGGGCCTGCCGGAATTCCGCCGCGCGTACGGCTGCCAGTGGCCCGACGTGGCGAAGCCGGGCTGGGATGTCATCGGCGAGGACGCGTGGACCGCCGCAGCGGTGCCGCAGGGGTACATGTGAGCGGCGAGGTCGCGTTCGGTGCGGCGATCAGCGAGTCGTGCGCCTGCCACGGGAAGCCGCGCCAGCACGGTTCCATCGTGGCCGCTGGGCGCAGCACGTCGGGGAAGATCCTGGTGGACCTGGCGCCGTTCTATGGCCCTCCCAGGCTGCTGGTAGCGCGGATGGGCGTGCTGTACGCGAAGCATGACCCGGTGGCGGTGGCGGTGAACCCGAAGTCGCATTCGGGGACGCTGATCAAGCCCCTGGCGGACATCGGCATCGTGGTAATGCAGCCGGCGGCGCAGGATGTCGCGGTGGCGCACGGGGAGTTCCTGGACCTTGTCGATGACGGCGGCCTGGAGCACCTGTCGCAGGAGCCGATGACGGCAGCGGTACGCGCAGCGCAGCAGCGGAAACTGTCGGGTGCGCAGGCGTGGGATCCGCATGTGGCTGTGGATCAGGGCCCGCTGGTGGCCGGGAACCTGGCGGTGTGGGCGTTCCTGCGCTGGGAGGAGATGTCCTCACCCGGCGCGTATGCGGTCTGACCGGGCCGAGTCGCAGGTAAGAGCCGGTATACCCCGTTTGGCGACAGCAGAGAGCGACTGGACGGCCCGGCCGCCCGGCTACCAGGGAGGCACGATGCGCCTGCAGATGTTCCTCTTGGTGGCGTCCCTGCTGGGCGTGGTCGGCGGCGCGTTCCTGATCGCCCCGTGGGCGGTCGGTGCCGCAATTGTGTTCGATTCCCTCGCCGTCGGCGTGTGGGCACTGTTCCACGACGACGGTGTCCCGGAACGGCCGCAGGTGCACGCGGTGCCGGGGTCGACGTTGCAGCAGGTGCTTGACAGGGCCCGTGCGTCGTGAGGCTGATCGACCGGCTGCTGTCGCGCCGCGCCGGTTACTGGGAGGGGATGGCCAGCGGCGCGGCGGTCATGACCAGCACGTACGGGTCCAGTGACCGTGAGGCGGTCCTGCCGCAGGTGACGGCGTGGGCGCAGAACGCCAACGGCTCCGATGCGGTGGTGTTCGCGGCGATCGTGGCGCGGATGACCCTGCTCAGCGAGGGGGAGTTCCAGTTCCAGGCCGCCGATGACAAGCACCTGTTCGGCGACACCCGGCTAGAGATCCTGGAGCGGCCGTGGCCGCGGGGCACCTCGGGTGAGCTGCAGGCCCGGTGCGAGCAGGACGCCTCGGTGGTGGGGAACTCCTACACATGGGCACCTCCCGGGGAGGGGCGCCTGGTGCGGCTGCGCCCCGACTGGACGACCATCGTGTCTGAGCTGGTGCCGGTGCCGGGCGGCGGGATGTACCGGAACAAGCTCGGCTACTGGTGGGAACCGCCGAAGTCCGTCCTGGACCAGGGCAAAGGGTTCTTCATCCCCGTCGAGGACGTGGCCCACTGGGCGCCCATACCGGACCCGCAGGCCGACTTCAGAGGCATGAGCTGGCTGACGCCGGTGTACCGGGACATCAACGCCGACTCGGCGATGATCACCCACAAGATCAAGTACTTCGAGAACAACGCCTCCCCGAACATCCTGATCCGGTACCCGCAGAAGCTGCAGCCCAGCACGATCGACAGCATCCGGGAGCGGATGACCGCCCGGTACGGCGGCGTCACCAACGCGTTCAAGACGCTGATCCTGGACCAGGGCGCCGACCTGACCGTGGTGGGGAACTCGCTGTCGGAGATCGACTTCGCCAACGTCGCGCAGGCCGGCGCGGAACGCATCCTCGCCGACGCGAAAGTGCCGCCGCTGGTGGTAGGCCTGGAACCGGTCAAGGGCGCCGGCAAGAGCTACGAGTCGGTGATGCGCCACTTCGGGGACACGTGGGCGAGGCCGCAGTGGCGGTCCCTGTGCGGGGCTCTGGAGACGATCGTCCCCGGGCTGCCGTCGCCGGGGCAGCGGCTGTGGGTCGACACCGGCCAGATCGCCGCCCTGCAGGACGGTGAGCAGGTCCGCGCACAGGTGTCCCTGATCCGGGCGCAGGCGCTGCTGACCTCCGTTGAGGCCGGGTTCACCCGGGAAAGCGCGGTCACGGCGGTGGACTCGGGGGACATCTCGAAGCTTGTCCCGGACCCGGATTTCCAGCCGGGGCCCGGTGCGCAGACCCCGGTGCAGCACATGCTGCCGCAGCCCGGGCAGCCCGGCGCGACCGCGGAACCGCTGCCCGCCGGCTCGACGCCGCGGCTGCCCGTCGGCACCGTGAGCCCGGGTGACGGCGGCAACGGCACCAGGCCGGCGGGGAAGCGCCCCGCAGCGGTGCGCCGGGCCGAAGACCTAGTGACAGCGAACGGGAACCGGCAGGAGGCCCCTTAGTGGCTGACAGCACGAAGCCCTACGGCGATGTGACCTATGCCGACCCGAAGAACGGCAAGTACCCGATCGACACCGAGGCGCACGCCAAGGCCGCCTGGTCATACATCAACGTGGCGAAGAACGCGGCGCAGTACCCGATGAACGGCGTGACCCTCTCCGAGGTGAAGGACCGCATCATGGCAGCTTGCCGCAAGTTCGGCATCGACGTGGCCGACGGTGACACCGACAGCGAGGGCAGCGGTGACAGTGGCCGCGCGGAATCGCTGGCGTCCTACGTCCGGTCGTTCCCGCTGGAGGACGTCTCGGTCCGCACCACCCGCGACGGCCGCATCGTGGACGCCTACCTGGCCGTGTTCGACACCCCCGCCGAGATCCACGACCAGGACGGCCACTACGAGGAGGAACTTGACCCGGTGGTGTTCAACCGGGCGATCTCCGACGCCCGGCCGCAGGGCAGCCGCACCTCGTGGCGGGTCGGGGTGTTCTACAACCACGGCCTGACGATCATGGGCACCCCGTCGGACCGGCATTCGATGCCGGTGGCGGTGCCGCTGGACATCAAAACCGACGCCCACGGCGTCCGCGCCACCGACAAGTACCACCGCAGCCAGTTCTGCGACGAGATCGTGGAGGGCCTGGAGTCCGGCGCGATCCCCGGCTACAGCTTCTCGGGCCGGTTCCTGCGCAGCAACCCGCTGATCCCGCGTGCGGGTTTCCGCCAGCGCCCCGGCGCCCCGCTGCCGAAGGTGCGGCGGATGGAGTCGACGCTGCGGGAGTACGGCCCGACGCCGTTCCCCGCTTACGCCGATGCGGCGGTGCTGGGGATCCGGTCGGACTCGCTGATGGCCGCGATGATGAACGACCCCGAGACGGCGATGAGGATGCTCGCCATGTTCCGCGGCGGCGCTCCGCAAGAGGCAGACTCGCCGCCGCCCTCCGGCGCTCCCCATCCGGGGGACTCGCCTGCCGAGGACTCGCGCCCGCGGGTGCGCTCCGGTCGGCCGATCCGGGAGCAGGTGCAGCGCAACGCGGCACTGCTGCTCCAAGGCCAGTACCGGAGATAGATCATGACCGCAGTAGACGACGACCGCCAGCTCTCTGAGGATGAACTGGCGGCGCAGAAGGCACGCCTCGACGCGCTCCGCGCCAGGTACCGCACCCTCCCCGACCTGGAGGCCCGGCAGCGGGCCATCGCCACCGAGGAGATCCCGAAGATCACCAGCCTGTCGGAGCCCGGCGAGGATGACCTGACGTGGCAGGAGACCCTGATCCAGGAGCACCAGGACCTGGACCTGATCGCCGCGCCGATCCGCCGCCGCGCCGAGCAGATGATGGCTATCGCCAGGGCGCACGCCGACCCGGCGAACCGGGAAGGCCCGGAGCCTGCCCGGACCCCGGACCTGCAGACCCGCAACGTGGCCGGGCAGGACCCGTTCCGTGAAATGGAGCGGGTGCGGCACGGGCTGATCGAGCCGCGGGAAGTCCGCGGCCGGGCCCTCGACGCGATCGAGCACTACTCCAAGCGTGGCGACCTGGTCGACGACTTCGCGGAGAACGCCGCCGGGCTGGCGCAGTCGCAGTACCTGGGGCAGAGCAATGTCGCCAAGCACATCCTGGAGACCGGCTCCGAGGAGTACTACGACACGTTCCGCGAGTACCTCGCGGACCCGGCGCGGGTGTCCGGCCGTGCATCACTGACCCTGACCAGCGCAAACGGCGGATACCTGCTTCCGTTCGTGCTGGACCCCACGATCATCCTGACCAACGCCGGCTCGGCGAACCCGTGGCGGCGGATCAGCAACATCAAGCAGACCACGAGCTCGACGTGGAACGGCGTCAACTCCGCCGGCGTCACCGCGGCGTGGCTCGCTGAAGCGACGATCGTCGTGGACCAGGCGCTGACCGTCGGCAACGTGGTGGTCACCCCGTCGAAGGCCGCCGCGTGGGTGTACGGGTCCTATGAAGTGCTTGAGGACACAGATTTCGGCCTCCAGCTCCCGCGCTTGCTGGCGGACGCGAAGGACCGGCTGGAAGAGGCCGCGTTCGCGGTGAATACCACCGCGGGCATCCCCCTCGGCGTCGTCCCCGCCGCCACCACCGTCGTCACCACCGCGACCACCACCGTGATCGCCTTGGCCGACATTTACGCCGTCCAGGCGGCGCTGCCGGCCCGGTTCCGCAATTCGCCGAACGCCGCGTGGGTCGCCAACGTGTCCATCATCAACCGCGTCCGGCAGCTCGACACCGCCGGTGGCGCGTCGTTCTGGACGAACCTGGGCAAGGGGCAGCCGGAGACGCTGCTCGGCGCGCCGATCTACGAGTCCACGTCGATGATCGGCACCGCGGCCACGACCACCCTGGAGGCGATCTTCGGGGACTTCTCGCAGTACTTGATCGTGGATCGTGTCGGAGTCTCCATGATTTACGACCCCTTGGTGCAGGGTGCGGGCGGTATACTCCCAAGTGGACAGGCGGGATGGTTCATGTTCTGGCGCGTCGGCGCGAACCTGACCACGGTAAACGCCTTCCGGGTCATGAAGGGCGCCTGATCCTCCCACTTTTACATTCAGCGCGGTTTCTCTTAATTGAGAATCGCGCATCACGCGCGTGCCCCCGGCGGCCCGACCCTGCTCATCCGCCGGGGGCAACCGCTACCAAAGGAGAAGCCATGGTTGCCAGGTACGCGACCTCGGGCGGGACGTATACGAACGCCGCCGGGGCGGCGATTACCGTTTTCGCTGGCGAGACCCGCGACAGCATCACCGACGCGACGGAGATCGCCATCTGGGCGTCGAACTGGACGGCGACCGTGCCGACCGCGGCGACGGTGGGGACGGCGCTGTTCAACTGGGAGACGGTTTACCCGAGGGGAACGGTCTAGATGGCGTATCAGGCGCAGGAGACGTTCACGGCGTCGCCGGACGGGATCCCGGTGATGGTGCAGCGGGGGCAGGTGTTCCCGGATAACCATCCGCTGGTGAAGCTGGATAAGGGCCGCGGGCTGCTGTTCAAGCCGCTGGACCTGGATCAGCCGCCGCCGGGTGACAAGGCGCCGAAGGTGGCGCCGGGTGTCAGCGCGCCGAAGGGGAAGGCGTGACCCATGGCTGATGTTCACGGGTCACCGGGGGACGCGCCGCAGATGCCGCAGGCCGGTGCGGGGCCGGCCCCGGCGCCGTACACGGGCCCGGATCTGTCGCCGGAGCCGCCCGTGTACGCGGTGACGGCGGTGCAGTGGAACCTTCCGGGGCAGGACGTGATGGCCCCTGCCGCTGGCGGCATCATTCAGGAGTCCGCCTACGCCCATGATGTGAACGCGGGGCTGGTCAGCCAGTTCTACCCGGGCGCGATCTCCGCCATCGGCGTGCATGGCGACCCGGATGCGGGCGGCCGTGACGACGTCTCGGGGACTGTCGCGGGGGCGGTGGCGAACGCGACGGGCCGTTACCTGGAGTATGAGGCCGACACGCACCCGGCGGGGTCTGCGATCGGTGACGTCATGAGCTTGCCTCCGTCGCCGCTTGACCCCGGCACCGTCGCGGGGCTCACTGACCCGTCCGGCAGCTACTACGACCCGCCGCGCGGCGGGTCGCCGGAAACGTACATCGGCAACGAGCCGCACTGACCTTTGCCGCACTGGCTGGCGCACGTTCTGGGCCTGGATGACACGACGGGCCGCTGGTACCTGTTCTATTCGGGGTTCGGCGGCTTCATGGGGAAGTTCGCGATCGTGGCCGTGGCATGGCACTGGCTGAACTGTCACGAGAAAGGCTGCTGGCGGATCGCCGGCCACCGGAACCCGCAGTCGGGTTTCCGGTCCTGTATGCGGCACCGGCGCGCGGCGCAGATGCCACCTGAGGAGAGATGATGGGCAACCCGATGCAGCCGCTGGACCCGCAGGGCGCCCCGGACCCGGTGACGCCGCGTGCGCCGTCTGCGGACCCGGCGGGGTTCGCGATGGTGACCCCGCACGGTCAGGGCCCGGCGCCGTATGACATCCAGGCGCCGATGGACGCCACGATCGGGGGGGCGTTCGACTCGGCGAACGCTGTCGCTGGCGCCGGGGTGATCTACCCGCAGGGGCCGCGGCAGGCGCAAACCGCGCGGCTGCTCGACTCGGGGCAGGGTTTCTCCGCCGGGGGTGGCACGTCGGGGTATGACATCACCGCGGGTTTCTCCGGTGCCGGTGGCGACGGGTGGCCGAACGACGTGCAGCCGGGCATTCTGGAGACCCCGATCCAGGGGCAGCCGACGTACCCGCAGTCGAGCACCACCTGAACGGGGCGCCCTGATGGCTAAGAAGCGCAAGCCCAAGACGGCGCCCGACGAGTCCTATGTGCACCGCTGGGATGCCCTCGCGCTCTACAACGCCGAGTGTGCCCGCGGCATCGCGCACACTCCTGAGTGGGATGAGCGCATGGCTAAGCGCCAGGCGGCGTTCGACAGCGAAGTGGCGCAGGGAGCGGGCTGGGAGGCAGAGGTTTACACCATGCGCTGCCGCTCTGAAGTGGGACTGAAGACGCCCGCCAAGGATGAGTTGCCCGCAGGGTGACGGTGACTTCGCCGCCGCTGACGGCTTACCGGCGGGCCGCGACCGGGGTCAGGCTGAACCTGGGCTGCGGGCGGGACATCCGCCCCGGGTGGGTGAACGTGGACTGCGTCCCGGCGCCCGGCGTGGACGTCGCGACCGACTTCGACCACGGCCCGCAGTTGCCGTTCGCCGACGGGACGGTCGGGTATTCCGAGGGCTCGCACGTGATCGAGCACCTGGCGGACCCGCTGCCGTTCATGGCCGAGCTCTGGCGGGTGACGCGGCGGAACGGGACGGCGGTGTTCCGGTGCCCGTACGGGTCAACGGATGACGCGGATGAGGACCCGTCGCATGTGCGGCGCATGTTCCCCGGGTCGTGGGTGGCGTTTTCCCAGCCGTACTACCACCGCGCGGATTACGGGTACCGGGGCGACTGGCAGCTCACCGACCTGACGCTGACCGTGTTCCCGGAGCTGGCGGAGGCGACCGACCCGGAGTTGTATTCGATGATCCGGTTTCAGCGGAATGTGGTGCGGGAGATGACGGCGCGGCTGCGGTGCGTGAAGCCGGCGCGGGAGCCGCTGCGGGAGCTGCAGGAGAAGTTCACCCTGAACATTGAGCGGCCTGCTCAGCAGGGGTAAACGCCGAGGCGTCAGCTAACGGGAAGTTCCGCGTCTTCGGTCACCCTGATTATGGTGCGGACCTGCCAGTCGCCAGGACGCACGGACGCTGACTGGTCAGCCGGGTCATAGGTCAGCCCGCGCGAGTTGTAGTACATCATCACGTCAAGTTCGCTCATCTCGTGCCAGTCGGTGCGTGGCTCGCCGACCGGGTGGTAACCGTCGTGCCGGGCCTTGTCCAAGCACGTCGCAGTGATCCACGCATCGAGGTCCAGGCCCGCGTCCTCGCGCATCTCGCGGGTGATGTACGTCAGCGCACCGTATTTGCCCATGCGCTCAGGTTAACGAGGGAGTAGCCGGTGACAGACAGCATCGTCGCCGGGTACATCCACCCCGGCACCGTCCGTGCGGAGTTCTGCGCGTCGCTGCTGAACCTGGTCACCAAAGGCCCCGTGCCGGTGGAGACGGTCCTCGCATACCAGTCGGGGCCGAACATCAGCACCGGCCGCAACCAGCTCGTCAACAGTTTCCTGACCGAGTACACGGCGCCGTGGCTGCTGATGCTCGACACGGACATGGTGTTCGGTGAGGACACCGCGCAGCAGCTCATTGACGCGGCGGACCCGGTGGACCGGCCGGTGGTGGGGGCGCTGTGCTACTCCCAGAACCACGTCGGCGGCCCTGGGGAGCCGTTCAGCACGATGTATGACCTGACAGAGCCGGAGCCGGGGCGGCTGGCGTTCGCCCGCCGGTCGGAGTGGCCGGAGAACGAGTGCGTCCCGGTGTCCGCGACGGGCGCGGCGTGCCTGCTGATGCACCGCGACGCCCTGGAACTGGTGGGCAAGACGTCGAAGGACCCGGCGGCGCCATGGTTCCGCGAGGTCCCGGTCGGTGCCCCGCTGGCGATGATGGGCGAGGATCTGACGTTCTGCCTGCGGTGCGCCGCCGCCGGGATCCGCGTGCACGTCGCGACTGGCGTCCAGGTGGGCCATATGAAGTCCGTGATGCTCGGAAAGGTGACTTGATGCACCTGCTGCGGCTGGACGCGCCGCCGGAGCCGGCGTGGGAACCGGACCAGGGATGGCGGGTCATCGACGCGGACGGCCACGTGGTGAACGCGGGCCCGCGGACCATCCTGGTGGCGGAGTTCAATTTCGCGGGGTTCGGCCTCGACGAGACGCAGGTGCCTGAGCTGGGCACCGGGCAGGAGCGGTAAATGGCAGCGATCGACAATACGATGATCGCGAACATCCTGGGCGCGACCACCCCGACGGGGGCCGCGGGCATCCCGGGGGCGTTCACGGTCCTGGCCGCTTCGGCGATGCGGATCCGGCTGAACTCGACCGCGTCCACCGGGACGGCGGCGGGAACCGAAATCCCCACGCAAACGTCCGGGTACACGACCGCGATCAGCGGCGGGTGGACGACGCTGGGGCAGTCCACCACGTCGGGCACCCCGGCGGTGGTGGGCGTTCCGCTGACGACCCAGTCGCTGGTGTCGATCGGCGGCGTGGTGGCCGCGCCGGGGATCGTGTCGTTCGACCTGCAGTCCTCGGCCGGGGTGCGGGCGTGGTTCGGGAACTTCAACGGCCAGCCCATAGCTGTGGCCAGCGGAAACACGTTCCAAGTCACCGGCGGGAGCGGCGCCGCCGCGGGCATCCAGATTTCGCTGACGTGACCGTGCTGCTCAAGGGCCGCTTCGCTAGGCGTCGCTGGATTCGGCCACGCTGAACCGGGCAACTCCTTGCGAGTCCCAGGTGATCGTGAAGGTGCCACCACTTGGGATGGCCGGGATCTCCTCCGGCTCGGTTGCCAGCTCCACTGACTCGCCGCTGAACGGGTCATGGAAGACGGCTTTCCACACATTCGTGACCTGTTCTGCCATGACCTCAGCATAAGCGACCAGCGGAAGGCGGTGCTGACGTGACCGCGCTGCTGGACCCGTGGCAGGACTGGGAATGCCCGAACTGCCCCCTCACGGACCGCAGCCGCCCCCTGCCGCCTAACGCGGGCCGGTTCCACGAGTGCCCGGGGCTGCATGGCCTGTCGGCGCCGCTGGTCCGCGCCGGGGCTGACTGCAAGGTGGCCGCGGTGGAGCGTGAGGACTACCTGAACGGCGAGAAGCAGGCGGCGGGCGACGACGGGAAGCCGTACATGTCGGTGCGCACCGAGTACGCGGACGGCCACAGCGACCTGGTGGTCAACCCTGCTGTTGCCCGGCTGGGAGCTGGTGCCTGATGGCGTGGACTGACAGCCGCGTTTTCACGCAGGCGGTCCTGAACCCGCTGACCGCCTCAGCGTGGTCCACCACCGAGCCGACCACCTACGGCGCCACGGGCCTGGCCGCTGACGTGATCCTGGTGGCCCTGTTCGGCACGGCGGTGACGCCGGACAAGGATGCGCTGGTCACGGCGACCGGGTACAACACGGGCACGTGGACGACGGGCAACGAGATCACCGGGACCGCGTGGGCGGCGGGCGGGCAGACGCTGGGCACGAAAACCTACACCGCCGCCACGGGGTCGGTGGGCTTCGATGCGGCCAACGTGGTGGTGACGACAGCGACGATCGCCGCCGCGTTCGGCTGCCTGGTGTACGACTCCACGATCACCGGCGGGACGGTGGCCAAGCAGGGGCTGTGCTTCAACTACTTCGGCGGCTCGCAGTCGGTCTCGGCGGGGACGTTCACGATCCAGTGGAACGCCGCGGGCGTTTTCAACTTCACGACGTGAGGTGACCCGTGCCTGTTGACGGTGCCCACACTGCGCATTTCAACTCGGGGACGTTCACCCTGGGCACCACCGAACCGTACGCGGGCAACACCGGGTACGGGGTCCTCGGCTACACCCCGGGCACCCTGACCGATCTCAGCCCGGCCGGGCCGTCGTTCATTTACACCATCAGCGCCGATAACACGGTGCTGCAGGGGCAGCGCATCCACGGGATTGTGCAGATCAACGCGAACAACTGCACCGTCCAGGGCTGCGAGATCGTCGGCATGGCGGGCATCCCTTACCCGGGCAGCGGGCTGTACGGGCTGATCTCGAACGTTGCCGGGAAAACCGGCAACGTCGCCCAGTACAACACGCTGACCCAGTGGGACGCCTCCACCAGCACCGACAACTCGATCTGGTGGATGGTCGGCGTCATCGCCGGCAGCGGCGGCATGACGTCGTACCGCAACGACATCAGCAACATCAACGACGCCCACTACCTCACCGGCGGCACCCACCAGATCCTGGGGAACTACGTCCACGACCTGGGGTTCCGCAACGACGACTCGGACCAGTCGGGGAACGGGGCGCACCCGTTCTGGTCGCACGACGACGGCGTCCAGGTCATGGGCGGCACGAACCATGTGATCGACGGCAACTCGTTCGTGATGAACTTCTCCGACCAGACCGGCATGAACCGTACCGGGGGCAGTAACGGCAACCCGAACCCGGACCGGTACGCCGAGCAGCAATGGCCGAACTGCCACGGCGTCCTCATGCAGAACGCCAACAACGCGATCACCGGGGTGCAGATCACCCGGAACTGGTTCAAGTACGGCACGATCGGCCCGTTTTTCACCTTCGCCGCCGGCGACACCGTCCCCGGCGGCGCGCACACGCTGACCGGGAACCGGTTCACCCCGGACCAGGGGACGCAGTTCTCCCAGTACATCCAGATGGCCGTGGACCCGACGGCCGACTGGGGCACGATCACCGTCGATTCGTCGAACGTGTATTCCCATGACCCGGACACCCCGGCGTCCGCGCAGGGGACGCCGCTGCTGGCGCCGACCGGTACCACCACCAAGCTCTGGGCCTACAACATAAGCGCGCACACCCCGTAAAGGACTGGTTACACTGAGCTTTTATACCGGGACCCAAACGGAACTTTTGTACACGCTGCCTGTCCCTATCACGAAGAACACGTACACGACCATCGCGGCGTTCTCCGGCGTGGTGGGCACGAACCCGGTCTGCGCGATCCCCGCCGGGTGGGCGGTCAACTTTGTTCCTAACCCGCTCGGCCGGGCGCTGATGCTGGAGGCGTACGGGACGATCGCCACCACGTCGGCGGCCACGTTCGCGGTGAACTTGAACGTCAACCCGACGCCGGGCACCACGTCGGGCAGTGTCGCGGTCGCTGCCGCGCTGGCCCCGACCGCCGCGATCACGGTCCCGTGGCACCTGAAGGCGTACCTCACGATCACGGCGTTCACCACCAGCCTTATGACGTTGCAGATCAACGGGACGTGGCGGGTGGAGTCGGTGGCGTCCGGCGGCGTGCCGACGACGGCGGCGCAGTGCTCGGGGTTCTCGGGGTCGATCGCCACGGTGGACCCGCGGACCACGCAGTACGTGGAGCTGCTCGGCACCTGGTCGGCGTCGGCGGCTGGAAATACCACAACTCTCCAGCAGGAATTTATGTGGGGCCTCAACTAGGGAGAAGCGCCTAGCGCGGGAGGTAACCGCCGGTGAACGCCTGGCAGTTTAACCCGGCCGCGCGGGCCTCATGACTGACATCGGCCCGTTTGAAGGGTCCGAAGGCACCCAGGGCGCCACGGTCACCACCGG